GTTTGTTCTCCTAGGTTTTGTAGTATGATATTAATTGCATTATTTAATTTATTCATATCTTTCCTTTAGTTTATTATAGTTGTTGTTGGCCTCATATCTTAAACCAAAAAAAAGGACCCAGCTAATTATCCTCACCAGACGCCGAAGCGAATAGTAAGGTAATAGCTGAGCCCTTATAAGTTATCTACTATCTATGCAGTAGATGCGTTGTTTACTGTCTATGCAGCTTCTGCATCGATTGTTACTACACAAGCTGGATTAAGTACACCATAACCCATTGCGTAAGATGAAGTCATTAAATCACCTAATTTCTCAGGGATGTAGTTAGCTTCAGATTTGATGTCAAGTAATTTAACAATACCAATTGCATTAGTAGTGAATACTACAATCTCACCAGTAGCTAATCTATTAGATACTAAGATGTTGTTACCTGCAATCTTAGTAATCTTACCAGCATCAATACCACCGTTACCAGATGTATAGTCACTGTTTGTACCTTTATCAGATTGAACTAAGTTGTAGTAATCAGCAGGAGTTACAACTACGTATCTCTCACCTGGTACATCTTTTTCATCTAAGATAGTTTGTGCTTGGAACATAGCATCAATAATCTTGTTACCTTTAACAGAAGCAGCATCAGCAATTAATACACCTGCATCAATTGCAGCAGCTTCTGGAGTAGGTTGACCTGTAGCAGCGGCAACACCACCAACACAAGTTCTAAGAGTAGTAACTACGTCACCATCAATTGTTTGTGCTAACTTTCTACCCATTTCAGTAGAGTATTGTCCTCTAACTTCATAGTGAGACATTGCTTCTTCGAAGTTATCTACAAATACAGATGCGTATTTTAAGTTATCAATAGAGATAACTCTTTCACCAGCTGCGATTCCTGATACATCAATATCAGTACCTGGTACGTGCTCAGCTACAGCATCAGTATATGAACCAATAACTGGGAATTGCATTTCCCATTTCAATAAAGTACGTTACCACTTTACCCGTCTTGTCCTTGGTAGGAGACAGACCGCTATATATTACTATATAGATTAGACTATATCTTTAAAACTGTTTAAATAATCAATTGCATTTTGTAATCTGTGTTTAGAATCTTTTAATAGTCCTAAAGCGGTATTACAGTTTGTACATAATAGACCTCTAACTTGACCTGTCTTATGGTCATGGTCTACAGCAAACTTAGTATATCTATTACTATTTAGTTTGCAATTACAAATCTTACATTGACCCTCTTGCTCAATAAACATCTTCTCATAATCTTGATTAGATACCCCTAATTTCTTAACTCGTTGTCTTTCAATACGACAATCTTTGCATTCATTAGTGTGTTTATTTGAATCCTTTCTAAAGTAGAATTCATCGAGTGGCTTTTCAGTCTCACAGAGTGTACATATTTTCATATATGTTTCCTTTTAATTTATTTTGTTTTACTCACCGCTTCCATCCACTTGGATGTACGTGCACAATGCACTAGTCGTTGAACGTTCCTATCTTTCGATTAGGCTTCGCTGCTGATTGTCCCATAAGGAGGTCCCAGCAATTCAATGAGTGTTTATAGAGAACCCTTTATGTTAAGCACTCTTACCTGAAGAAATAGTTCTAGTTTGTACTAGTCCCATGAAGATGTTGTTCTCTTCGAATGAAGTTAATACTTCTCCTGAGAATACTTTAAGAGCGATTGCTCTGTCTGAGTGTGCATCAAGTGTGTTAGTACCGATACCATTTGAGTGAATATAATTTGCCATGTTTTAAATGTCCTTGTTTTATTTTTATGTTTAATATGTTAGCCGTAAGTGGCACCTACGCGTGATATTAATATGTATTGTCTTTTATTTCCATCTTTGGTATCCCTATAAATACACCTCGATATACTTAATAGGGGCATCGATTTTATAATAGTTTTAATATTAAAAAGGTAGTGACAGGCGTTTGAAAGCCTACCGACTACCTAAAAGAGGAGTAAAGAAGTTTGGTCTTACATCATCAGTGTTAAACTTGTCTAGGACATAGGTTACATCTCAATGCCAAACACACCTTACCAATTACTCTTCGCTATCTTATTTTGTACCTGTGCTCTAAACGCAGGGTCTTTCTTGTACCTAACATCATGCATATCCTTAGTCATCTCTTGACTAGATTGATACCCTTGTGATGATGTAGTTGAATTACTACTAGCTTTAACTAGTGATGGTCCTAGTGTAGCTTGGAACCTAGCATACAATCCTTGGATAGCAAATTCAGCTTGTCCTTCATTTTGTAAACTAGAGTTAAATGCTTCCTTATCCCCATCCGATAATGTTTCTCCTGCCCATGATATCATATCTTGATACCCTTGCTCTCCACCAGCTAGTGATTGCATCTTAGATAAGTTCTGAGATACAATAGCTTCTTGTCCTGCAATATAGTTATCTACAGTAGCTTTATCAATACCCTTACCAGCCAATGATGCGTATGTATCCTCAGATAATACACCATTGTTAGCAAACTCTTGATTCAACTCTGTAAAGTCAATGCCCTTGCTTTCAGCTAACTCTTTAGCTTCAGCCTCTGTAGATACTGTATCACCCTCTTCCGCTTCAGTAGAAGCTTCTTTAGTCTCACCGTCATTACTACCTAACTTACCTTCTAGTTCTTTGTAAGCTTGTTCCATATCTTCAACAGACTTGTACTTACCTGCATATAACTTAACTTCATCAGATGGTAGTGGAGCATCATCTGCTACACCCCTCTTATCAGCATCACTTTGTAGTTCCTGTTGTGTTTGGTTTGTGTTCGCATCCATCTTGTCCACCATCGCTTGTTCGTGTTGACTTAGGTTTACGTTTTCTTCTTGGCTTTGTTGTATTTCCATCTTTAACTTCCTTCTTCTTTATCTCTCTTGTGTATGGGGGAGTGGGAGGAGCCATTGTAACCGGCAACCTCACTACATCATCCCTTGTTCAACTGCTGCTTGACCACCAGCTTGTGCTGCTGTATCTAAACCAGCTTGTCCAGCTTGTTGCATCATAGCTTGTTGTTGTTCCTGTTGTCTCTGCTCAGGTGTCTTAATCAGACCCTCTGTATCAATACCCAGTGATGTACCTATTTGTGCAATAACTGCATCTACATTTGAATATTGTGCAAATATCTCAGGTCCTAATAACTGCTGTAATGTTTGTGCAAACTGTACTAACTTGTTGTAGTCGTGTCCTCGTCCTAGTGCCTCTACACCAGTAACAATTACAGGCTCTACTAATCCCTCTGGGAATGTGACTTTAGATGTTAACATCATTAACTTAATTAATGGTAGTTGTAGTTCCTGTGTTAGAATACTATAGATACCACCTAAGGCATCCTCTAGTTCTCCAGCCATAAGTCTTACCTCTTCAGCTGTAACACGTTCTGCATCTCTTCTTGCTGATTCATTTAGAAGGAAAGCACTAGCTAGTCTTCTCTGTATATCATTAAGTGTTTCATATGCAATACGTAAGTCATGTGATTTATCCACCTGTAGTGTAGATACATCCTGTGCATTACCTTTGATGATTGCTCCACTCTCTGCTTTAGCTAGTGTCTTGATATTCGTAGCACCCACTGGGTTAACCATGAATACAATCTTACTTGCTGCTGCTGATGCTTCTACAATAGACATTGTCAATGCTTCTAGTGACCTCAAGTCACCTAGGTATTGTTCAACTAAACCTCTACCATAATCTTCATTATGTATTGATGTCCATCTTAATGGTAGATAAGGCATATTCTTAGTAGTATATACACCTCGAGTACCTTCAAGTTCTTCATCACCAGCTTCTTGCCATGAGTCATACTTCTTAGTCTCTGTATTGTATTTAACAATTGTATATAGGTCTATGTCTTTATCTTCACTATCGTATTTACTAGGGTCAGGTAAGTCACTAGGCTTAACTCTTTCAAGAGTCATTATCTCTTTAACTACACCCTCTGGACTCCTCTTAACCACATAGTGACTTAAGTTGAATACCCTTGTACCTTCATCTTTATCTCTAAAGACTAATGCATTACCAGTAGCTACCAGTAGTTTTAAAGCTTCAAATATAGGCACCCTTAGTGCTTCTCTCTCAATCTGTGCACTAAGTGCTCTCTCAATATCAGCTAACTGTTCGTTAACTTGTGCAGCGGCTCCTGCTTGTGCTTGTTCCATCTCCATCATAGCAATCTTATCAGGTATGAACCTAAAGAAAGGAGCGTTAGGTGGTAATAGACTCAGTAGTAATTTACTCGCTAAGTTGTTAACAGCTCTAGCACCTAATGATTGATAAGGTGTAGCTAGTCGTGTATCCTCTGTGTGTGTCGCATCTACCAGTAATGAAGGTATAGTTAATTCAACACATGCTTTAGCTCTATCAACTACAGCATTCCTTTCACTATCTAGTTTGGACCACCTAGTTTTTAGGCTAATGTCTTCCATCTATTTAGGGATACCTAATCCTGAAGATGCTTTACCTTTAGTTAATGGTATCTGTAGCCTCTTCTTTCCTTGTGCTCTTTTCTTAAGGTCACCTCTACCTTCATCATCACCACCTGCTTTAAATGTTGCTTCCTCTACTGGTGCTGCTGGTGGGATAGGTGCTTCTGGTGCTGGTGCTTTACTTCCAAATAATCCGCTCATGTTATTCCTTTTCTTCTAATAATTGTTTTATATATCTGATTATTTCTAATCTACCGTGTTGTCTTCCTTGATCATAATCGGATAATCTAGCTATCACTATCCTATCAGGGAATGCTTCTTCAAGTATCTGTAGTATTTTCTCTACGTTCATCTTCTCTCCAATTCTATAAATAGAAGGTTCCAGTTCTTTTATCATGCCTCATCCTGTGTGACACTGAACCTAACTACATAAGTAGGTATACCCTCTCCTTGTATCTATCGGTATCTGCAACAACTCAAGACTAGAAAGTAACTCTAGCCTCGATGCGGAGGGGTCCACAGTACTACACCTTCCCCATCATATTGATGCATACACGCCAACCTCATAGTATTGATAGCACTACTTCTTCTTAAGCCCTTTGACCTATAAGCTAATAATGTAGCTACCCATAACTCTCTTTCATTAGTACAATCCTTTAAGGCTTTCTCAGCTCTCTTAGGGCCCATACCAGGAACACCTTTATAACCATCAACAGGGTCACCCGCTACACATTGGTAGTATTTAAAATGTAAGGCAGTCCACTCATCTACTGTTACATCTTTTTGTTTACCATAGTTATAGTGAGTACCAACTGATTGCATTAATACATCCTTATCGATAGCACATAATATATAATCCTCAGGATACTTAGTCTTTAAATACACAACAGCATCATCAGCTTCCCATCCTTTGTGTAGGATAGCCCCTAGCTCTTCCATCATGTGTTGCTTTAGTTCAGCTACCCATTCAGGTACTCTCATACCCTTACGGTTGTGTTTATAGTCACTAACTACTTGATCTCTGAAGTTACCACTACCAGTTAAATGAAGCTCATAATCATCACATCCAGTAGCGAATGTAATAGAATCAAGCATACCATCAATAGCATCTTTCA